TACCACCAGCCAAAGGTAGGACTCCTGACAATTTACTAACATCTATCGCTGCGTTTGAAGCTATATTTGCATTATCAATAACCCCACTATCAATAAGAAATGTATCGCCACCATTACTGATTGTAATGTCTCCCTTATCTCCGTCATCTATACCGCCACCACCTGATATTTCAGCTACAGATCCATTGTCTTTTTTTGTAAAAATTTTACCAGAATCAGTTCGTATGGCTAATTCGCCTATTTCTAAATCACTTGCTTGTGGGTCACTTCCGCTGCCTCTTTTAAGCTTAATTACGTTTGACATTTACTTACCTCCCTATGGTTTGATTTTAGTAAGTACCTCCGTCTATGTCGAACCCAGAAGTAGAACCATCTTCTAAAAATGTAACTAAGTTAGCTAAAGAGACTTGCTTCATTGTGCCATTATCGTTACACACAAAACGATCTGCTGTGACAAGAGTAGTTGAAGTTGCAGATGTATTGCCATCCATTACATTCAATTCTGCTGTTGTAACAGTTGCTCCATCTAAAATTTGAACTTCAGCTTGTAATAAATCTGCTAAAGCACTAGCTGTAGCACTTGCCATAGTCGCAAGTTCTGTAAGTTCAGCATCTAGAGGTTGTTTATTATTTAACTGTGTCTGTATCGCAGAAGTAACACCATCTACATAATTTAATTCAGTTGTAGTTAAAGTTGCACCATCTAATATTTGTACTTCTGTAGCAGTTAGATCAGCAAGAGCATTTGCTGTAGTTTGAGCCATCGTGGAAAGCTCTGTGAGCTTATCTGTATGTGGCTCAACGTCAGTTCCAATAACTAAACCTAAATTTGATCTTGCTGAACTAGCTGAAGTTGCCCCTGTACCTCCATCACCTATTGCAAGTGTTCCTGTTATCGAACTAGCATCAAGTTTTACTGCTATTTCTGAGGATTCAATTACAAGACCACCATTAGCTTTAAGATCAACTGATATTGTATTACCTGATTTTTGTATCCCATCTGCTGTAGTGATTTGACCAGCTCCCGAAAACTGGGCAAATGTAAGATTATTTGTCCCTGTAACTGCTGAGCCTTTATTGCTAGTACAAACAAAACCATTATCAGCATTAACAGTTCCCTGTTCAATAAAGGTGAACATCCCTGCTGCATCAGACCCAGCAGCTAAATCAACTGCTCTTGATGGCGAAGAGCCAACTACATAAATACCATTCTGAGTCGCAGTAGACTGGTCTTTAACTAGTACTCTATCATTTGTAGAAAGAGTTACTCCATCTATAGTGTCACCATTATTTAAAGCAGTAGCAATTGTGATATTTCCTGTAGTTGCTGCCACACATGAATCTTTAACATCAAGTCCTTGTGCAGTAGCTTCTACAAAACCACGAGTTGCAGCATCTTGGGTATTGACAGGGTCAGCAAGGTTAGTAATTGTCTGACTATTTAATGAAACTGAACCTGTCGGTGCAGCCATTTGATCTAACCTATTTGTTCTTACACCTGCATCAAAATCTGATATTTTTGTATGTGGTATTGACGGAATATCAGCTATTACTAAAGCCCTAAAATCAGGTGCTGCGTCACTACCACTAGCAGGCCCAGCTAATAAAGAATTTGCTGCTCTTACTGTATCTTTGTCCCAAAAAGCACCCTTTCCACCAATTTTTATGATACTTGTAGCCGATCCTCCAGCACCCCCGGTTCCCTTACCATAATAAAGAATTTCATTAGCTTCTGATACCGCTTGTTCTGCATTTTCTAAGCTACCTGGTGCAGATGATCCTGTAGATCTTTTAATTCTGATTGTATTAGCCATGTTCTAAAAGTTTCCTCCGTCTACAAGTGTAAGTTTGGTAGTAGTTGCATCTGCTTTAAATTTATCAGAACTTTGGTCATAGTACACCACAGATCCGTCAACTTTTGCAGACTCATCTAAGTCTAACCCTTTAGGCCCGGCAGGCCCTTGAACTGCTATGGTTACAACAGTTGAATCACCTTCATTTACTGTAACTGTATTTTTTAATTCAGTAACATTAACAGAAGTCATCCTGTGTAACCCTCGCTTACAGTTATATTACCTTCTAAATAATATTCTTTTAACCCATGAGCATCTGTAAGTAATACATCATAATACAAAACTGAATCTCTAATAAAACTAGCAGTTTGCACATCTGTTAAAGCTATATCTATAGTTCCAGCAACCCTATTTGTATATGTTACATTCCAATCAGCAAATTTTACTTTTCTGTTAAAATCCCAAACCTGTGCAGCGACAGTATATCCAACTAAAGAAATTGCAGTATTATTATTATCTTTAAAAACAAGCTGTACATTATGATCTGATCGTCTTTGGACCGTCATATTATATACGCCGGGTTTAATCGCCATTTAACTATAAGGAGATGTGCCTAGTATATCAGTTTTCCATTGTGCTTTAAGTGCTGCTTCGTCTGAAGCTGCTGCTATTCCAGAATCAGCAGGTGCATCTCTTAATGCCTGTTTTTTAGCAACAATATCTGTAGTTGAAGCACCAGTTTCTAATGCCTTTTGAAATTCAATATCAAGTTCTGCAAGTTTTGGTTCTCTTGCTGCTCTAATATTTGTTTTGTGAATTTCTCTAGCTTTCGCCATGTCAATTCCAAATCCCATTTTTTACTCCGTATAAGTCCAAGCATCTCTGAAACTCCTATCTGTAGGAATAACAGATTTATTAACAGTATAAACTGTCTTATCACTTGGGCAATCTTTATCTTTAATTTGCTCTAATGTTAATCCACAATTATCTGCTGGCACAACAATAGAGATACCTCCATCATCTCTCGTATAAATAAATCTGTAATCAGAATTAGCCATAAAGTTTTTCTTTTATTATATATTACTTTCTATACATCACCAGCGATATGTATTTCAAATCGACCACAGTTAAATAAATTTCCGTTGGTACAGTTCATTGTATGAACCCTACAAGAATTAGTATTATATACATCTCTAGTAGGAGATAAAATAAATTGCCCTCTATTTCCAGCACCACCATCTGTATCTTCTGTAGCACTACCAGTTAGACAGAAATTAGTGTTTGCAAAATTTATTGAGAAATTAATTGTATAATCTCCTGTACCATTATCGCCTATTGAAGAAACATTGAAGCTGTCAAAAATTGCAACTGTACCATCACCTTTAAAAGTACCCCAAAGCTTAATTCTTCCTTGTTCAATCTGTTCTGGAGTTGAACTAGATCCACCACTTGTATTTTGAATTGTACCGACTTTAAGTGTTGACATTTAATTATCTCCAAAAATTGCTAAACAAACAGTTTTTTTATCCATAAAAGCCACACTACTCGTGGCTCTATGACATTCAATATCTACTCTACTAGCTAACACAAATGAAGATTCTGAGTGACCATCTCTTATCATAATATTGTTACCATGATCGTCATTTGTACCAGTTTGCCCTATAGCTCCAACTATTGCATAATTAGTATTAGAAAAACTTGTTGAAAAATTAATTCTAGTTCTACCTGTTCCCTGATCTGATATTGATGAAACTCCAAAAGAATCTCTTAATGCCTGTGTTCCTTGCTGATTAAAATTTGCCCAAACTTTTGCAAGCTGTCCCTTTTCAGTTCCAGAACTGTTCTGAAATACTGGTGCTGCGGAAGACGCACTCTTAATTGTACCGACTTGTAATGTACTCATGGTTTTGGATTTGCGTCTTTAACTGCTTTAACATGGGTTGCCCATGTTCCAGTTGTATCTAGTTTACCAGCAACTATATCGTCATACAACATACCAAGTTGATCTCCGATAGAAGCATATTTTGTAGTGCCAGCAACTCTATCAAATCTGTATTGTAATTTATCTAATTCAACTCTTGCTGCGTCAATTTTTGATTGATCTAACTCTATTTTATTTCCATCTTTATCAAAAGCACCAGTAGCGTCATGTATCTCTACAACAACACCTTCGTATGCTTTTAAAATTGCATTGTGATCTAGTTCCATTAAGCTGTAACCTCTTGAACTGTAATTATTGTAACTCCTCTACCTATTTGAGTAGCATTTGAGTCACTTTCTGGTCTATTTATTTGAACAGTTTGAGTACTTGGGTGTCCATGTCCTACTCTGATCGAATAAGTTGTTGAACTTGTTGTAGATGGTGAATCCAAAAAAACGCAAGTTGTAGAACTTATTAAAAAATTTTGATCTGTTAAAAGGTGAGTAGATACTCTTTGACGATTTCCAGAGGCATCTCCTTGACCAATTTGTGTACTGCCTCTGAAAAGTTTTAAAAACACACCTGTATCACTTTTACTAGCAGTCAAAGTAGCGTAAATTAAAATCTTACTACTTGCAGATTGTGGAGTTATCGTAACTGAAACTACAGAAGAACTTGTACCGCCATTTCCAATACTAAAAGATGAAGTATCTGTTTTTATCGTTGATTTAGTTTGTATTACACCACCACTAGCACCAGATGGTAAGCCACCTCTTGGAACTATACTGTCAACTTTTAATTGGCTCATAAATTTATTATATACATACTTATACTACTGTCCATGTCTCTCCAGTACCAACTGTAACTGTAACTCCATTTGCAATTGTTATCGGCCCAAAACTTCCAGCATTTTTCCCATTTGTTATTGAGTAATTTGTTGTAATAGTTTGATCGTTCTCCCAAAATACTTCATCTCCACCTGCACCTTCAGCACCACCACCAGCGACACCCCAACTTAAAGTACCTGACCCATTAGAAATTAAAGCGTAACCTGCAACTGGTGAATCTGTAGCAGGTAAAGTAAGGACAACATTACTTGAAACAGTTGCTGGAGATCTTAAGGCTATATAATGGCTAGAATTAGAGTCAGCAAATCTTAATTGATTTCTTAATTGAAGGGTTATACCATTTGCATTAAATATCATTTGTTCAGTACCAGCCGATGCAAAACCCATAATATTTGCAGATTTTCTGAACAATCCTAAATCTGTATCTGCATCAAAACTTATAGCAGGTGCAGATGCACTATTTGAATTATCAGCTAAGAACTGACCTGTCATTGTGCCACCTGCTCTAGGTAATAGACCTAAGTTGTCACTATTTATATTTCCTATATTTGTAAAACCATTATTTGAACTATTCCTAACTTTTAATATGTTTGTTGTAGTATTTAAAAAAGTCATGCCAGCTACACATTGACTTGTAGCTAGATCAGAAGAGTTAGAATTGTTTGATTGGATCGCAGCAAAAACATTATTGAGGTCAATCCTTACATTTGCCCCAGAGTTATTTTCAATAGTGTAGTTACTTACAGCAGACACGATTAAATACTATTTTTCTCCATGTTAACCTCCTTTACCAAAACCAACAGCACTATAAGTAAAATCTCTATCTATACTACCACCACTTGAGTTCTTGAAGTGAACTGTAAAACCAGTTCCAGATATATTTGTTAATTCAAAATAATCCCCAGTTACCATTTGTTTGCTAGAGGAGTGTTGAGGTGTAATACTAACTGATGGTTTTGGTATTCCTGTGATGCCAGACGCTCCAACAAAAAATGGTGATGCAAAAGTAACTGCTTTTGCTCCTGATCCAGAAGCAATAACAGTAGATTGCTCAGTTCTTGATGGCATAGTTGCTATATATCCCAATTGTTGTATATTCATATTTTGAGCAGCATCATTTGTTTCTAAAATAGTTCTAAACTGAAAACCTCTTCCTTTAAATGTTCCATTAGCAACATCATTAAATTCACTATAAGTAGGTGAGCTACTAGGATTATCAACTGTTGTACGCACAACTAATTTTGCATTTGCATCATTAGCAACAGTTCCATCGAAATCTGTCCAAGTATCTATATTATCTGTTCTGTTATCAAACTGATCTCCTGTATAAAAACCAGTTCCTTGAAAATGTCTTTTTAATGTAAGAGAGAAAATGCCACCTAAATCTAAAGTATCCTTAAAATCATATGTACCTCTTAATCCCCTATCAACAGATACATTACCTGTATGTATAAGCTCGGAAGCTAAAGATTTTTCTGCTGTTATAACAAAAACATTTGCATTTGTAACACTCGTAATAACAAATTTCCCATTAACTGCATCACCAGTAGTAAATCTAAAATTTAAAAACTCTCCTTGAGACAATCCATGTGAATTTATAGTGCAGGTTATAGCTGTGCCGGGTGAACCTGTTGCTTGGCTATATGTACCAGATATAATTGCAGATGGATTTGTAAGAATCAAACCTCCCTTACTACTGCTGTATTCTGTATTAGTAAATAAACTACTTGTAGTGTTATTAAATGTAGGAGTATCATCATCTTCTCTATCTTCTTTAACAATTATAGAATCAAGAATATCAACAAGAGAAATTTCTGCACTAGCAGCTACTTCACTAAATCTACCTCCATCATCTTGGAATTTAACAAGATATGTACCAGCAAGTGCAGGTGCTATTACTTCTGTTACGTTCCCTGCTGCTGCTTCAATAACATCTTGGGCTGCTTGGAAAGTTGCTGAACCACCAGTTAGGTTTGTATGTCTTACATAAACTCGACCACCATGCAAAACATCTATAGCTGTAGCTTGTGCAAATCTTAATCTTACAAATTGTTCATTAATAGGCTCAACAGTCAATGAAGATACATTTTCTGGTATAGCTGTTTTACCCTCTGCAATAAAGATTTTACTTGTAGAGTTTGCTGATAATTGTAATAATGAATTATAAGAGAAAACTTGCACTTCATAAGTACCTTTCTGTGTATCAAGAATCTCGAAATCAGGAGAATAAGTTTCTTCTGATATATAATTTCCATCTTCAAATTTATAACTCACTAAATATTTAGAGACACCTTGAACAGGTTGCCAACTAATAATAACTTTGCTTCTCGCAATGTTATTTATAACAACTGTAGTTTCATTAATAACAAGGTTACCTGGTGGATCTTTTAGTCCTGTCAATAAGGAAACATTTCTAGTTGGAAGTGGTGTGCCATCTTCAATAAATGCATATTTACCCGGAACATATGATAATGCTGATATTTGATATGTAACATCATCCTGTTCTTCTACTGTTATGACTCTAAATAATTGTGTTTCTAAACTTGTACTTGTTAATAGATAAATTGTATTTACATTTGGCAGTTGAGAAAAAGCAGAAGAGACATTTACCTCATTATTAGCTGTATAATTAGAAATATTTCTTTCTTCTACTGTTCCATCAGGTAAAATAACACTTATTTTTGGATTATCACTTACATCAGGCAAAGTTGTATCTCCTACTGAGTCTATAGTGATTTTTGTTGTAGTAGCAGCAACAACACGACCACCCCTTCTCGCACCTGCACGAACAGGATCATTTATAGCAATAACGCTTCCTGGTCTTACAATTGCCCCAGAATCTATAGATGTCGTAAAACTAATTACTTCAGATTCTCTTTGTTCAGCAAAAAGAATACTGCGTCCAAGACGAGCAGCTTGATTACGACTAGTACACCCAAATGCTTTGACATTTTTAATTGAAACTCCAAATTTACTTATAGCTGTGCTGTCCTCCACAACCTCATAATCTATTTCACGAGAATCCATATTAAAATAACCAACTTTCACAACAGAATGTCTTTGTTTTAAACTGCTCCCTGTATAAGAAAAACCTGATGATGCAATATTTGAAAGATTAAATAAATAACTTGCATCTACAGGTTTATCCTGTGTAATTGTTATCGCACCTGCTGTCCATATAGGCATACATTTCATAACAGAAGACAAATCATTTATGACATCAAAAGCTTCTGATTCTTTCTGTATATTTACATTACAACTAAATCTAGCCTCTTTAGTACCTGAACCTGTCCCATCATCAACCTCTTCATTAGCATACTTACTAGCAGCTACAAAACTAAACAAATCTAAATTACTGTCAACTATATGATTACCTAACCCATACCTAGTGTTTGTTAAAAGATCGAGCAATATCATCGCAGGGCAGTTGGTGTAAACAGCAGCACCCATTACTCCATTAAATATATAGTTAGGAGGATACTCTATTCTGCCTGTTTGAAGATCAACAGTTGGAGTTCTTGATGCTACAGACCCCCCACCTGCTCCTAATCCCGGTATTCTAACTTTAATTCCTCTAATTCTATACATTCTTTGAGGTATAGAACTGAATTTTTGTGAATCAAGTCTTAGATGTGTATAAGCACTATTTAAATAAGGAGATTTATTATCAATAATTTCTGAAAAACTAGTAAACTGAAACTCACTTTTAGTATTATTATCTGCTGGATCTGCTGTTACCCTTACAACTCTAATATCAACAGGGAAAGCTGTCTCAGCATCAATTCTAGATCTATCTAAACTAATTCTATGATCTCTTTGATATGCATCAGCAGATCTTCCTGTTACTCTGCCTCCGTTTTCTGGAGTTATAGAATCACTAAATCCACCTGATTGATATTGTATTTGGATTTTGTAATCTACAGTAAGTCCTAAAATATCACCTTTATCAGTTATTTGTTGTAGTTGAGGCCAAGTTAATGTAACTTTTATTGCGTCAACATTTGTATCACTTATCTGTCTTGTTACAGGTGATGATTGCGTAACCTCTACTCCTACAGTTTCTGGCGATTCACTTGTCTCAATGCCTGGAATAAATGATTGATCAGATGTTCCAAATCTTGGAATAAATGTAACATCTTGATGATTAAAATCTGTTGATGCAGGGTTTGTAGAATCTGCATTTGATTTTAATACAGGTGTTTTATTTAAAAAAACATCTTTTAATGCAGCATTATTATATGTACTTGTATTTTTACTACGTCCTTCTTTTGAGGCAGTTGCGAATCCTTCAATCTCCCCTTCAGAAATCAAATCTTGAATAGTAGCAAATTGTCTACTATGTAAAGTATCAGGAGTTCTTGTAGGAGGAGGAGGAGGAGATGGCCTTCCTCCAAAAGATCCTCTAATAATTTTTTTGTTTTCTTTTGTCATGCTTGTACCTGCTCAGTATCTACAGCAGCAGAAATCACTACAGAGCCTGTAAAAATTTCTCCATATACAATTGGAACAGGAGTGCCAGCTCGTGATGTGTTCTGAGTTCCAGAAAAATTAAATGATATTCTTGGATCTCCCTCACTAGAAAAATCAGGTTCTTTAGGTAAAGGAAACAGCATATCACTTACACCACTTAAAACCATTACAGCACCTATACCAGATAAAGCAGTACCTATAGTAGTTCCAATACCAGCCCCAGCAGCAGCTCCCGAAAAACTATAAGTTCCAAATAAACCTGCTCCGGGGAAAAAGAATGACGCTCCTATTAATGCTGCTCCCAAAAATATTTTCCCAAAATTACCACCAGCACCGCTTATAACAGGAACAATATTTATATCTGAATTACCCATAGGATGATGCAATTCACTTTCATCAACTTCATTATTTTCTAAAAGTATTTTGTAATATCTTTTAGCCATATGCGACTCAATACTTGGAAAATTACATATTAAAAATCTCATTGTCTCAGCTACAGTAGAAACTTTTGCTTCCAATGATTTATGTCCTATAAAATCAGCAAGTTCTCCGTGAAAAATAATATTACGCATCATATCGGTAACGTCCTCCTGTGCATTTTAATAACCATTCAGAGTAAGGCTCTCTACAACTTAACCTATCTGCTAAATGATGTAAAACATAATCACCTAAATATATAGCAACATGATTTAATCCTTTTCCTAAAATACTCATTGCTAAAACATCACCATTAGTTAACTGTTCATTTGGTTTTAATAATCTGAAACCTCTACTAGGCAAATATTTTTCAAATACAGGATTTGCCAAAAAATCTTCTGGAGTAGTTGGCCTTTCATAATCTAATAATTCAATTCCTTTTTCCTGTTTATACCAATCAACAACCAATGACCAACAATCTGTTATCCCCCACACCCATTGCCTACCTAATAATGGGGCTTTATAACCAGTAGGCTCACAATAACCCCATTGTTCTGTTTTTGGATTAACTATATACCACGGAAGATTGCTATCTTCACAACTTACTTTATCTGCTTGGCTAGCAATTGGTTGCGATGATGGATGACTATGAACTATTCCAGTTATTTCTCCTAAGTTGCTACCTTTTACATAATCCTCTGGATCAAGAATAAAACATTGATGAGAAGTCATTGATAAATTTCTACATGGAAAATATCTTTCTTTGCCTTTGATATTTAATAAAAGACCAACAGATTCTTTTGGGTCTTCATTTTTTGCATGAGTAAGTGCAGCTTCTTTCCAGTTCATGAAAAAGTACCAATAGACGGAAATTCAGAACGTGTACATTGACGTTTTGGAACACGAACACCTGCCAAATCAAAAACTGCTGCAAGTTCCCATGAGACAAGATCTCGTGTCTCTGAAGATTTTCTATCTATATAATAAATTTCTCTTGGAAACTCTGCATTAGGATCAGCAGTTGCGTTTGTATTGTTAGAAAAATTAGCAGCATCTATAAATTTAGCTAAAGTTCTTATTCTTGTAACTACTGCCCCAGTAAGATCGTTTCCGGGTGTAATCTCATTAACACTTAGAAGTAAAGCAGATATGCTTGGAGTTGATGACAAATTTGATATTGTTAGTGTTGGTCTAGGTAATTGACCTTTTTGAAAAGCAAAACCTGTTGCTTGTATAGGAAAACGTAAGTAAGAATTACCTGACCATACAATTTCTCCATTAGCATTTAAATTAGAACCATTATGAAATCTATAAACTGTATTTGCACCATGTATCGCTGTAACTAATTGCAATGAAAACAACTCAATAATTGCAGATGGATTTATAGATTGTAAATCGCTAAATACAGGAGTAGTTGCCATTTAACTTGGTTCAAAAACTTGTCTAAATGTGACATTGATTGTAGCTCTAGAAGGAAATGGAATACGCTTTGTCCAATTGTCACAAACATATTTACCTTGTATATCATTAGGAGGAGTAAAATCAAAACTAGCATTATCTAAGGCACGAGCATCAAGAAAATTTTCTAATATATCACTTTCTGATTCTGTGATATTTTCATAAGTTAAAGAATAAACTTTAGGGTTTTGATGATTTGGAATTCCAAAAGTCAAACGATGCTCATATCCATCTGCGTAACGTATTACACGCTTAAGAGGTTTTGAAGTTTTTGTTACTCCAAAATCAGGTTCTAAATTTACAGTAGTATTAAAGTTTGCCATTTACTAAGCTAATAATCCTCCCGGTCTTTTGGCTTTAACAAGTTCTGCTTGTACAACAGCCCCTAACATTTTGCCAAGTTCTGCTGCTTGAGCATTATCGCCCTCAACATTAGAACCTGATGCATCTACATTTACCACAACATTACCAACTCCACCAGAAGATTCAACTCCTAATCTGCCACCCCTACCTCTCTTCAACGGAAGTATAGCTTCAGGTCCAGATTCCCCAGCTAAGCCCATTCCTCTTGCCATTGGAAAAATTACTGGCTTATCAATTACACCCCCTGACGCATAGGGTACAACTTTATTTTGTGCAAATACATTACCTTTAGCACTTTCTACCACACCACCTTTTTCAAATCCTAAGAAAGTTTCTAAGCCTGGAAATAATCCAAATAATGCCTTAAAAAATAATGCTTTCAATATCATTCTTTGTAAATCAGCTAATATTGATCTTGCTAAATCTGCAAAACTAGCCTTTCCTGTCATCGCAAGTTCTACAAAACCATCTGCAAGTCTATTCACAGCATTTACTGCAAGTTCTCCAATCTGCGATTTTAAATCCATTGCAGATTCTGCAACTTTTTTTAATTCTTCTTTGAAATTAAATGTTTCTTGTTTGTTTTCTTTAAGTTTTTGTTTTATCTCATCAAGGCTCATTTTAAAATTTTCACCTTGTATTTCTGACATCTCGTCAAAAATTACTTGTGCTTCTCTATCAATTGCTAATTGATCAAATTTTTCTTTAGTTATTAGTCCTAGCTGTAATTGACGTTTTGCAAGTTTTTCATTAAGTTTCTCTTGTGATACAGGATCATCAAAGTTACTTGGTGTACTAGCATCCTTATCAGCTTTATTTAAAGATTCAAGATTTGCATCTCGTATAAATTCAAATTGATTACGTTTGTCAGATTGCAACATACTTACATCAAACACTCCTGTTTTTGCAAATCTACGTCTACCCTGTTTAGTCATTGCACTAGTGCCTCCAACTTGCTCCAATGCAAAATCTTGTGCTTTTAACTCATTAGATACTTCTTTATTTCCTTTAATTACAAATTTAAAGAATTTAAGAACTGCCGTTGTTGCCCTTGCAATCTGTGTAACAAATCCTTGTATCATCGCACCTACTGGTACAAATAAATCTCCAAATTCTTTTTGTAATTCTCTTAATGCAACACCCATCTTCTGACCTGCATCTGCTTGAGAATTTGCCATCTTCTCAGCAGCCTCTGCATGATCCTCGCTAAGTTTGACAACAAACTTCATAACATCATTTAGACCAACAGTTCCATCTCTCAAGTCTTTCTGTAACTCAGGTAATGTTCGTCCTGTTGCTGTTGCAAATTTAACCACGGCTCCTGGAAGGCGTTCACCCAGTTGGCCCTGTAATTCTTCGGCCGACACCTTACCTTTACCGAAGATTTGCGACATTGCTCGAATAGCAGATTGCACATCTTCAGCATCTCCACCTGTTGCTTTAATAGCTTCAGATACACCTTTGAAAACTTTCTCAGCATCTTCTACGTTTCCACCAGATCCGATAACAGATGCAGATAAAGTAGTAAATTGCTTAGTGGCATCTCCTAATGGAACATTTAATCTTCTAGATGTATCAGTTATAATCTTCTGTGCTTTTGCAAACTCTCCTTGTGTTTTTGTTACACCTTTCAATGCAACTTCTAACTTTTGTATTTGTGCAGAATATTTAGCAGCAGCACCTGCTGCCCCACCTAAATCAAGTACAGCACCTATACCAGCACCTGCCAAAGCACCTGCTGGGCCTCCTAAAGCAGCACCTGTAAGAGCCATCGACCCTGTAGATCCAAGCTTACTTGCTTGAGAACCAGCCATTGCACCAAGTGCTGCTCTACCTCCAACACCAAATTTAGAAGCCTTAAGTTTTCCAAAGAATCCTTTTGGTTGGATTTGTGTAAATGATTTTAATTTTTTTGCATTTGCATCAATCGCAGCCCCAAGGTCTTTAAATTCTTTGCTTGTTACATCTGTCTCATTCCTGAGTGCTTTTAATGTTCTTTCTTTCTGTTTAAATTGATTTATACTTTTAGGTACTAAAGCAATAGTTGTAGCTATATTTTTATTTAAACTTTTTACTCCTACGTCATTTAAAGGTTTAAATGCTTTGTTTAATTGTTTTAGTGAACGTGTTAATCCAGTGAGATCTTCTAGACCTTTTAAATCTATTTCAATAGTAAACTTTTCTAGCTTCTTAGCTGCCACTCTTCTTCTCCTTATTGACCTCTCTTAGGACTACAGATTCCATAAGTTGTAAGCCCTCTAACATTTCTTGGCGGTTTTCTACATTGTAAAGGTCAAACAGACCTCCAGCAAGCAATAGAACCTCGTATTTTAATCCTACTACACCTCCAAAGGACATATTCCATTGTGTTTGTATTCTTAAAAACATCATAACAATTTCCCAATTATCTTCCCATACCTCAAAATCAGTACTTACCTCTGGCTGCTTCTCTATTATTAGACCGAATGCTTTTGCATCTTCTTCGGTACTATCTATTATCTGTTTGCCACCCGAAGCCCAGTATATGGCAGCATCAGTTAGTTTCCCACTTGTGCATTTGCATAGAATTTTTTAAATGCTGCTAATACTGCTGCAACAAAATCCGTATCTTCTGCAAATTCTTTTAATACTGTTTTACTAAAAGATATAGGAGTACCATCTTCCTCATTAACATCTTCCCAACCAACTAAAATTTTTGACAAAGCAGAATATTCATCTTCGTCCTCGAATTTATTTAATTCACTTCTTGATAATCGTGCAAATTTTCCTGTAAATGATGTTTTCTCAAACTCGCCCGGTGTTGTCTCAGAAGGACGCTCTACTTCCACAGGCCAAGGGTAAACCTTAGTCTTTTTACGAACAAATGCCATAAAAACTAAATAATATATATACTTCTATACTTTAGCTAGGAAGTCAATAGTTATGTATATATTAAGCTAAATTCATTTCCAGCTGAACTTGGGACAAGTGTATATGGAATCTCAAGCATCGCTACTCCATCCATCTCTCCATAATTTACATCTCCTATATCAACCTTAGTACTTGTAAGTTGTACTTTATTCCCTGCTGTTGTTCCATGTAAGAACTGCAAGTTACCTAATGATGAATCTGTTAAAGCAGCAGTAAAATAATCTTTCTGTGCAATTGTTGGTGCTTCTATAGTTACTGTTCCGTTAGATGCTCTATCTGTAACAATAACTTCCTTTGTTCCACCAACAAGTTCTCTATAAACTGTAGATACACCTAAATCCATAGTTAAAGATTGTAATGCACCTGCATAAGATAAAAGTTGGAAACCAGTAGTATTTCCATTTTTAAAAATTAATGGTGTCGCTTGATTACCATAAGTAACAGTAGGTAAAGCAGTATCAGTAGGGGCATTGTAGATTCCAGTAAAAGTGAAATCGATAGTTGGGATTGAACCTACCTCGGCTGAGATTGTAAAACTTCCTCGGCAGCCAGTAACTTTATGTCTTACACCATCAACATTGTAGTGAATAGTTACTGATGAGAAACTACTTGAAACAGGGGCGTAAGTGACAGAAGTTCCGCTTGCAACTGTCTCCGAAAGACCAGTAGCCTTCAAAGCACTTCCATATCTAGGGGCTGTCCCAGCAGTTCCAGACCCTGCAAGTTCTACGCTGAAAGTACATTCAACTCTAGTGTTTGCCAAAAGCTGTTCTGATGAACCAAGATATGGCCTAACAACATCTCTGTTAACAACATCACTTGATTGTGGTGTAATGCTCAGATCAGTTACTAGAACTACATCTGTTGCTGAAGGAGTAGGGTCAGTTCCATAAGAACTCTCACTTTCGATCAGAATTACTCTCTTTCTTGTCAGTAGTGCCATCAGTTTTTACCTCTGTAGGTGGTTCAGCTTGTTTTGTTTGTTGAACTAGCTTTGCCTTGCCAGTTTTAGGATCGAGGATGTAAGTTCCACCCTCATTTGGGATTTCATACTCCATATTAAACGCTTGGGGTTGTTAGGGTATGACCTAATTATAAATCATGTACTCAAACTGTTATATGAAGTTCTGTAATCGATCTCAAACTCACAGGTTATAAGACCTGCTGGTTGATCTGCATCTAAAACTTCAAAGGTCTGAGTCGCTGGTCTTATGTCTTTTGCAAGACCGCCAACAGTTGGATCATTAAGTACTTTTGTAAATAAACTTTCTACAGTTGGATCTCCAACATTATCAGGAATAGTTCCCCTAACAATTACAACTATTCTTACTCTTAATGTCCAATCTATTTTTAAATAGCTTGTACTGTTTATAGATGGCTCATCAGTAACAGGTTCTATAACAATTGCAGGTGATTCTCCATTTGTTATAGGTTCTATTCTAGATCTATAGATCCGTGTCGATACTCCTGTAGTACCTGCTAAAGTTGTTTTTAAAGCAGCTATAATCTGTTCTCTTTTACTTGCCATGATTACGTTTTAGTTAAGCTTACTAAACAAAAACTACCATCATCTATTTTTCTTGCACTTCTAACTTTATAACTATCTCCATTTACTTTTAATGTGTTATCAAAAACAAGACCACCTAATTCAGAAGTTTTTGCTGTTAATTCATAATCAGTTGTCATAACTAAACCATCAGCAACTATCTCATCAGGCTGCTCAAGTATTCCTTTATAAAAGACACCTTGATACTCTACAGCATCTCCAAAGTCTGCCAAAAATATATCTAGATCTTCAGTAAATGCCATGAGAAAAAAAGCCCTCGGTTGAGGGCTACTTATTTAGCCGTACTTCTTAACACCAATTAAGTTGATGCTGAAAGTAAAGGTTGGTGATGATCCACCGATTGTCTGAACAATCTTGATAAAACGCTTGCACTCGTCTTTGTTGATTGCAAGTGTTTGCATTGAAGCAGATCCAGTTACTTGTGTGAAAGTAGCACCAGATAAATCTGTGTAAGTTCCACCTGTTTCATCAGAATTAGTAATTTTAATATCTAATGTTGGGCTAGAACCGCCACCAGCAGCACTATCTAAGATTAAAACTACATCTCCATCATATTCGAGAAGATCTATTGCACTTGATGTAGCTGTGCTTGTTACAGCAGCAGTAGCAACACCAGCAACAACAGTTAGTTTTTCTAAGTTCTGTTGAATAACAGACATTTTAAGATTCCTCCTGTTTAGAAATAAACTCCTCTAATTTTGCAATTAGTTCAGTTTTAGTTTGTCTTCTATCGAGTTCTATTCCAAGGCTGCGACCATAAGTTTCAATTTGTGATTTTGTCATTTGAGAAAAATCAACTTTGTCACTATCGGTAGACTCTGGCTCGACAACTGGTTCTGTACTAGCAGTAGGTGCTTCACAAGTTTCAACAACTAATTCAGCTTTTCCAATAGCTACTAAGTAATCCCCATTTTGCTTCTCAAGATCAACAATAGAACCAGAGTCCGTAGGGACTCCAGCTATCATTGTTGCTCTTAGCAATTTAACCTTCATATTATGTTCCGAAGCAGAACGCACCTGGTTGCTTAACAGCAAAGTCAACATCCTGTAATGCAATAATTCTTACACTACCATTTGTTGCATTTGCATATGGATCAACAGTTAGATCTAAACCAGACCACATACCAATTACAAACTGTGAGAAGTCTCCAAAGAGTACATCGTTGTTTGCAAGTTGGTTAGAAACAATAGCTGGATAGCCGTTGATTTCATTGTTCTCAAATACGAACTGTGCTGTGTTTGTTGCTTTTTCTGTTGACTTCAAAGCACCTCTTGCAGAAGCATTTATTAGGTAGAACATATTAGCTACATCAGCGTTTGCTGCTGCAACATCTGTCTCCATTCCGATGTACTCAGCAAATGTACCGAATGTAGTAATTGTCTGTGTACCTACACCAGTTGTATCTTTAATACCTAATGGCTCGTTTGAACTACCAGAACCATAAATTGCTGCGTTATCAAGCTTAGTAGCAATAACCTTCGCAATATCGTCCCGGATCATGGATTCCACATCAATTGATGATTGAAGTAATAATCTTCTTGAGTAATCAACAAATGCACCAACTGTCTTAGGTGTCATGTTGACTTGATCAAAAGCTTGCTGACTTTCTGTAGGAGATCCAGACTCACCAACGAAATAAGCGGAACTGGTTGAGGTCATTCTAGGAATTGACACGTTTCCACTTAATCCAGTCAACATTGTTGGGTTAGTTGCCATCACAGCCATTCTCTTTCTAAGAATGTCGATGAATGAACCTGCAAGTAATTCTGTTGGAACTAAGTTACCACCAGCTGTAGCAGTACCTACAGTTAAGTCTCTTTTTAAGACTTCGTTTGGTACTAAGATTCCGTTTGCTGGCTTCTCATATTTTTTAGAAGCTGCGTCAGATACCTCTCTCTCAAAAGCTGCTGCTTCTTGAGCTTGACGATCTGTTGGGTTTGCTAGAGCGTTTAATGCTCTTAAGAAAGAGAATCTCTTAATTTCTTTTTGGTCTAAGCCAAC